CCGGTTATTTATTAACCACAATTTTAACTGAAACAGTATGAAAAAGATTTTATTAGTTACAGGTTTAATATTAATATTAATATTATTCTGCACAATAATGTTGAATGCACAAGTTAGTTCTTGGAGAACAAACCCTCCTCAACAATCACAATCGGCACCAAGAGTTCAACCATCTGTACCACAACAAAATAATGTGAGTCAATGGAGAACACAAACCGCACCAATAAGACCTGGTGACAACTTTAACGGACAACCTTTAACAAGAACATATAGATATAGAAATACAAATCCTTATGGTTTACAATATGGCGTATGGGGATGGTATCAACCATATCCTTATATTTGGTATGACGACTACGGATGGAGACAAAGAAGTGTAGTTCGTATTTATGAAAATGGAAGAAGAGATACGGTTGCGTCAACACCTGTATTATTTTCGGCTGGTGTAGGACATACAAATAACAAACAAATGTCCTATTGGGGGTTGATTGGTGGGAATAAATCATATTTTATTATAGATTATGTAATGACTTATGCCATAGATCAAAATAGTTATTTTCCATATGGTCAAATTAACAATGTTGATTTCCCATTAAGTAAAAACGATTGGAAAAAAGAATCAACTTTTTATGTTGGTGGTGGTAAAAGAATTGGTAAAATAGGAATACACGGTATGATAGGATTTGGTAATGAAGTTATTAGATGGCAAGGTAAAGATGCTATAGGTGGTATATCATTTCCAAAATCAAATTCAACATATACCACATTTAAAGTTGGTATTATAAGAGATTTTAAATTTGTTACATTAAAAATAGATACCGACCCAATAAGAGGATACACACAAATAGGAATAGGTTTGAATAACAAATAATGAAAAAATATATTATCTCTCTCCTGATATTATTTTTTTGTGTTAAATCATTTGGCCAAAGTACCATAACACAAACATACATTGACCCATGTGACAATAAAGTTTACGTGGTTACAATTCCTTTCGGTCAAAATCAAACTATAGCCGTTATTAGAGGTAAATCAAAAATAGTTACATTAGCAGATATGAATAGTGGTGCTTTCCAAGTATGGGTTAATTCTATATTTGCTACACCATGTCCACAAAACGATGCGATAAGATTAGCACAAGAAGCTGCAGCTAAAGCTGCCGCTGATGCTGCCGCTAAAGCAGCTGCTGACGCCGCGGCCAAAGCCGCCGCCGATGCCGCAGCAAAGGCCGCCTCAGATGCTGCCGCTAAAGCTGCCGCAAGTGCTGCGTCAAATGCTGCTGGTAGTGCCGCAAGTTCTGCCGCAAGTGGTGCTGCTTCGTCTGCTGCTAGTTCCGCCGCAAGTGGTGCTGCATCGTCTGCCGCAAGTTCATCGGCAAGTGGTGCTGCTAGTGGAGCGGCAAGTAGTGCCGCAAGTTCTGCGGCGGCTCCACCTACACCACCAGCAAGTGCTCCACCACCACCTCCACCTGCCAGTGGTGGGTCATCATCATCTCCACCACCGGCAAGTGGAAGTTCATCTTCTTCAGGAAGTAGTAGTGGTGGTAGTTCATCTTCAAGTAGTGAAAGTAAAAGTGGAGGAGGGTCAACTGAACAAAAATCAGAATCCAAAACTGAATCTAAAACCGAACAAAAACAAGAAGAAAAAAAGACTGAAACAAAACAAGAAGAAAAGAAAGAAGAAAGTAAAACTGAGGAGAAAAAATCAGAAGAAAAGAAAACGGAAGAAAAAAAAGAAGAAAAGAAATCGGAAGAAAAGAAAGACGAGGAAAAGAAAAAAGAGGAAGAAAAGAAAAAGAAAGAAGAAGAAAAAAAGAAAAAACAAGAAGTAACAAACCCAACATTATTAGCGTCAGATATAACTGTTGCTGAGGCTAGTGTGGGTAAATATTTGGCATCAATATCGTTAGGTATTAGTAAATCATCTATGGCTGGTGATGAAAGTTATAGTGCGGGTTTGGTGGTGAATAGTAATTTGAGTTCAATTGTTACTACTGGTGGATATACTAAAATGGCAATGACCAAAGATGGTCAATTAGATGCTATACATTCATATGGAACCGCATTTGCTTATTTGGCGGGAAATTACATGAATTTATTAGGATATACTTGGATTAAACCAACACCAAAAAAGGGGACGTTTGGTTACAATGTCGGTGTAATTAACTTATTCCTTAAAAATGATAATGGTGGATTTGATTATAATATGGCATCTTCAGCAATTGCGTTTTGGACCAAACCTTACGTATATTCAAAGAAACTAACAATATCTCCACAAGTGTTTACGATGTTCTCACCATTGTCTTGGAATAGTGTTACAGGAGTATCCACAGTTAATAGACATATGGGATTTTTAATTGGTAGTTCATTTGATTATAAGTTAAGTAAAAGATTCGGACTTAGTTTCAATTATAAATTAAGTGGAAATACTAAACCTAATTCAGATTTCTTAAGTAACTTCTTGATTGGTAGTAGAATGGTATTATAAAAAAATCCCCGAAGTAAGAACTCCGAGGATATGACAAAAAATAAATGTACCTCTCTCCTGATACAATTATAATTTAACTAATTCTCTTTTATTTGTCAACTGTTCCGATAATTTTTTTATTTGAGCACATGTTTCGTAATCTTCTCTTTTTAAAAAAAATGGTAAAATATCATCATTTAAAACATTTGTTTCATTTTTTTTAAAAATAAATTCACTATCCCATTCAACCCCGTTTATGATTGCTTGAACGTATAAACTTAAAACTCTTTTATTTGTGTTAGTAAAACCTTCAAAAACTTCTATAATATTTTTATAAACTTTTTCTTTATTTTCATCATAAAAATCATTGAAGTCTTCGTATTTTCCTTTGATGTAGAGTTTTCTGTACGGCGTGCGCGTTTTTTTGTTGTAAGTCATATGAATTGGGTTGTGTTAATAAGAACACTAAATTAAGATTTTTATCTAAAAAAAACAAAAAAATTATTTCTGACTTTTGTCCCATTTAGCTTTCCTTTCCTCTGGTGATAACATGTGACTATCATCTATTGTATGTTCAATTTTTACTCGTATACAAGTTTGGGGTAAACTACAATTCATTGAATAATTGTTAATATATCCCATCATATTAGCCGACCCAATCGGGTTTGCTGAATGTATGTAAATTTGGGGTAGGGGTATTCTTTCATTCATACTTTCAGCCACCAAATACCTACAACAGTCCATACCAGTTCTTTCACTTATATTATTATAATCTAATATGTAATTATTTTTAACATTTGTGTAATACTCCACCATGGCACCTTCACCTAAATCGTGGTCTAAGGAAATAACTTCAAAATTACCTAATCCATGTAATTTTATTTGCGAAACAAATTCGTCATAGTTTCTTGCAACTATCCAATCGTTCGCAATTGGAGTTCTTATATCGTCTAGATAAAGACGAAGTTTATTATTAATTTTCATTATTCTTAAATGGTTTTTCAAATTTAGGTCGTATCAATTTCCAAATTATTTTATCAACTGTTTCATTATTATTATTCCACATAGCGAACATAATTGGTCTTAAAACTTCTTGTTGTTTCATTACAAATTCCGCAAATTCTTTTTTTGTTGGTTCAGGGTCTCTATCACCAAACTTTCCATATCTAAAACCATCATGTAATTTTCCTGCGGTTTCTCTTAATTGAAAACAAGCATATTTTAAATCTCTAATTGTGGTTTTAACCCAATCGTTAAATTCATCGGGAACTCTTTCAAGTAATTCATCAAATGATTTATCATCTTTCAAATATTCCCATATATCACGATTAGATATGTTTGTTAAAATTTTATGTAATCTTTTGTATTCTTCTCCTTTGATTTTCATACGAAAACCATTCTTAAATTTAATTACATATCCTTCTCTATCTTTACTTATTTCTTCTTTGAGTAAGTCATATGATTCTCCCCATGTTTTGTATGTTGTAACAACTTCAAATCCTGAGTCTTGTGTCCAAAACAAACTACTATCTGGTATTTCATAACCAGTTTCAGTATGAAAAGCACCAAGAACAACTAATTTTTCTTCATTACCATAATCAACAACAATTCTATTTTCAGGATAAATAATTTCAAACAAATATGTGTTATCTTTTCTCCAAGAACTGATATCGTGTCTATCAAGAATTTCTTTTCCTTTAATTGCTTGTGGTGATGTGAACGAACCACGAGTTGCCATTATCCATTCATTCTCATAATTAAAAAGAATACCTAATGATCCGTCCATCTTTTCATAGACAACATAATCTTCATTTGGAATATCTTCAGGTTTATGTTCTTCGTAATTAAAAAATTTTTTAAATGGTCTTGCCACAATGTCACCTTTAGAATTAGTAACTAACCCTCGGCATTGAATAGTTATTTCATCCCACAATCTTTCGTATTGAACTTTAGGAGAATAATTCCATATAGTCAAATCTTTAGTAGGATGTGTTTGTTTATGTAACAAACCATCAATATAATATTTCTCTAAAATTTCTAACATTAGTTTATTGTTTTGTGTAATCCAATATTGTAAGTCCACTTTAACCAATTAAAAGACAAATATACTCCACATATTTTGTTTTTTAAAAAAGGAACATGAGAATCGGGATTACAAGTTTCAAAATATAAATAAGCAAATGGTAATGGATAAAATGACCATTGGTTTTTATGTAGGTTTGCGTGAAATTTCATCTTTGGTTTTGGATTTACGGATTCAATAAAAGAAGAAATAAATTGACTCATTAAAGTTTTATTTGAAATCTATTCTTCATTTGTTGGAGTTTATCTTCGGGAACCCCGTGAATATTTTCATTACCATGTCTATTCTCAACAATTACGGTATGAACTCTGTAATTGTACCTTTCTGCCATTTTGAAATATTCATCCATTTCCCATTCTTGCGTGAAAGTATTTGCCACAACTATTCTTACTTTTTGTTGTCTCATTCTTTCTGAACATCTAAATTGACAATAGTTATGTGCTTCTTTTATTTTTTGTGAATCAAAATCATATTCACCATTTTCATTAATGAAGAAATCGTCGGCAGATAAAACCTCAGGTTCATCTGTACTTCTAACTTGTAATATAATTTTTGCTAATGTTGATTTACCTGAACCAGGTAATCCTCGTAATAATATTAATTCACCTTGTTTTTCGACTGTATCCATTTGAGAGATTTAGGATTAAAAAATAGGGGTTGGTATTTCACAACCCCAATTTCTTATTTAACAGGAACTTCTGTTTTAGCGCCACCACCAACTTCAGTTACTGGCTCAACAACAGATGTTGTTGAATCGGTTGGTTTAGCTGTAGTATCGGTAGATACCACTGTTGAGTCTTTTGTTTCTGTTGCTGTCGACCCTGAACCGCATGCTGTTAGTGTTAGTGCCACACCAAGAGCTAAAATAAATGTGTATTTTTTCATATATAGTAAATATACGAAAAATGAATGATAAAACAAAATCCAATAAAAAACCCCAACGAGATGTCGGGGTTTAAGGTCTTTCGATGGGTTCAACCCCACTTACTTTTGAAAAAAACGAAAAGGTAATCGACAAAGAGAACCTATGAGAATATAAATATATATAACTTTAGTAAAAAGTAAAATATTTATTAACTTTTTTTGGTAATTGTTAATTTCTCGTCTTTATATTTTAAAGTAATGTTTTCATTTTCTAAAATAGTACCTCTTAATATTTCTTCACTTAAGAAGTCTTCACATAAATTTTGAATGATTCTTTTTATTGGTCTGGCACCATATTCTTCCTGTGAGTTTAATTCAAAAATTCTAGCAATAACCGTTTTATCAAAATTAATTTTATAATTTTTATCTTTTAATCTACTGATTAATTTAGAAATTTCAATGTTGATAATTTGTTTTAAAACATCTTCACTTAAAGAATTAAATAAAACAATATCATCGATACGATTTAAAAACTCAGGATTGAATTGTTGTTTAAGGGCCTTTTGAATCATTGTCTTTCTCACTTCATATTTTTGTTGTTCACTTGACGAAGTGTTAAACCCAACTCCTCCTCCAAATTCAGAAACTTTTTTTGCTCCAATATTAGATGTCATAATAACAAGACAATTTGTAAAATTAATTTTTCTACCAAATGAATCCGTTAAATGTCCTTCATCTAAAATTTGAAGTAGGATATTAAACACGTCTTTATGTGCCTTCTCAATTTCATCAAATAAAATCACAGAGAATGGGTTATTTTTAACTTTCTCAGTCAATTGACCTCCTTCATCATACCCAACATAACCTGGAGGAGAACCAATCAATTTAGATACGTTATGTTTTTCCATATATTCACTCATGTCAACACGAATGATTTTATCAGGGTCACCGAATAATGTGTCCGCCAATGTTTTAGCTAAAAATGTTTTACCAACACCAGTGGAACCTAAAAAGATAAATGAACCAATTGGTTTATTTGCGTCTTTAATACCGACACGATTTCTTCTTATTGCTTTTGATATTGATGAAATAGCCTCTTCTTGTCCAATTACTTTTGAAGAAATAATTTCTTCCATTTTTAATAACTTTTGTGTTTCTTTACTATCTAATTTTGTAATCGGTACGCCGGTTATTTGTGAAATTATTTCATATACATCATCAATTGTAACTGGAATTTTATTACTTTTTTGTTTTTCGGTCCAATTTAATTTTTCTTTCTCAAGTTTATCAAACAATTTTTTTTCTTCATCTCTTAATTTAGCCGCTTGTTCATAAATTTGTTGTTTAACAACTTGTAATTTTTTTTCTTTTACTTCATCGATTTGTTTTTTTAATTTTTCAATCGATTCGGGTACTCTAGTTGAAACTCTTTTTTCTGAACCTAATTCATCTAAAACATCAATTGCCTTATCGGGAAATTGTCTATCGGTAATATATCTATAAGATAATTTAACAATAGTTTCAATTACCTCAGGTTCATATTGAACTCTATGAAATGTTTCATATGACTCTTGAATATTTTTTAATATTTCAATTGTTTCATTCGCTGTAGGTTCACTTAAGATTATTTTTTGAAATCTTCTAACGAGAGCCGCGTCTTTCTCAATACTTTTTTTGTATTCATCTAACGTTGTTGCCCCAATACATTGCATCTCACCTCTTGCTAATGCTGGTTTTAAAATATTAGCAGCATCCATAGAACCGCTAGCATTACCCGCACCAACCATAGTATGTAATTCATCAATGAAGACAATTACATTAGGAGCTTCTTGTAATTCAGTTAATATCGCTTTAATTCTCTCTTCAAATTGACCACGATATTTTGTACCGGCAACTAATGAAGTTAAATCTAACGACATAATTCTTTTATCTAATAAATTTGTTGGACAATCTCCTTTAACAATCATTAATGCTAATTTCTCCACTAACGCAGATTTACCTACACCAGCTTCTCCTACAATAACTGCGTTGTTTTTCTTTTTACGAGAAAGAATTTGAGCAATTCTTTTTACTTCTTTATCTCTACCAATGATAGGATCTATTTTACCTTCTTCCGCCAATTTAATTAGGTCTCTTGAGAAGTTATCTAATATTGGTGTGTTTGACCCTTTCCTTAATTTTTTAGGATTTGTTGTTGGTCCATCTTCAAAAAAATCTACTGACATGTGTTATAAGTTTATTTCAATACAAACATAACATAAATTATTCTAAAAAACAAAACAAAGACAAAATGTCAAAAAAATATTTGTTATACTGACATATTGTCTAAAAATAACAAATGGCAAAAAATTTGATTTATAGTGAATAAAAATATAAAACTATGATTACATTATTTAAAGACCCATTTTTTCAGAATTTTGATAACCTATTAGAGTCATCGAAATTCCTTAGAACTCCTGAAACTAAAATTAACAAGACCGAAACTGAATATACAGTTTCATTGTCTGTACCAGGATTAGCTAAGGACGACTTAAAAATTTCAACTAAAGAAGGAACATTAAGAATTTCATTTGAAAAAAATGAAAAGGACGAAGTTCATCATTTTGTTGGTAGTTTTGTGAAATCCTATACAATTCCTGACGATGTAAAAGAAAAAGACATTGAAGGTAAAGTAGAAAACGGTGTTCTAACATTGACATTACCGATTGACAAGAAAAAGTCTTTGGAACGTTTAATTTCATTAAATTAAAAAAATAATTCCGTAAAATTTTTTTATTTGAATTATTTTGTGTAATTTTATACTATTAAAATATTACACCATGTCAGTTAAAAAAGAAAAAATCAATGGTAAGATGATTGAAGTTTCAATCTCTTCCACAAGTTTAAAGGCCGCATCTTACGACACTTTAAAAGAAAACATGAGAGTAACCTTTACAACAGGTAAATCTTATGAGTATCAAGGAGTTCCATCTACAATTTTTACAAAGTTTAGATTGGCAAAATCACAAGGTACGTTCCTAAACTTGAACATTGTAAATCGTTACAAGTCAAGACGAGTTAAAAGTATTTAACTTTAAATAAACCCTCGAGAAATCGGGGGTTTATTTTTTGATATTTATTGTATATAATTTAACATATGGCAATAGTATCAGAAAAAATTGATGGTAAGATGATTATGGTAGACATAAACTCATCTAATTTAAAATCCGCACATTTTAATACGGAAACCGAAGACTTAACCGTTACTTTCAATAACGGCTCTATTTATGAGTATAATAAAGTTCCTTGGACTAAGTTCACCAAGTTTAGACTTGCCGAATCCCACGGAAAACACTTTAACGAGAATATCGCTAAAGTTCATAAATATAAAAAAATCAAATGAGTCTTTTCGAGGAATTAATTGAAGACAAAGAAGGGGATAAGAAGATTGTTAATTCTTTTAAACCTAAAGATACTCTATCTACACAAATTTTTGAAGAAGGAGAGGACGGTATAAAGATGCGTTCTGAAATTAGAGAAAAACTATTAGAAATATCTGATGAGTTTATCGGAACTCTTGGAGTTGAGTTTTTTGTACATGATATTGTTTTAACAGGTTCATTAGCAAATTATAATTGGTCCAATTTTTCGGACGTTGATTTACACATTCTTATTGATTTTGAAGAAATAAATAAAAACCACAAAAAGGATTCCGTAGCTTTACATACAATTATTAAAGAATTTTTCGACGCCAAAAAGAATGTTTGGAATGAAAAACATGAAATTGTAATTAAAGGTTATGATGTTGAATTGTATGTTCAAGATGTTGACGAACCACATGTTTCCTCAGGGGTATATTCAGTCTTACATGATAAATGGGAAGTTGAACCAAAACGAGAAACCCCGAATATTGACGATAATAAAATATTAGGTAAGGCTGAAGAATATGCTAAAAAGATTGATTCTTTAGTTAAAAACGGGAATAACGGAGATATAGTACCAAAAATCGAAAAATTAAGACTTAAAATTAAAGAGTTTAGACAATGTGGTCTTGAGTCTGGAGGTGAATACAGTTATGAAAATTTAGTATTCAAACTATTACGAAGAAACGGGTACATTGAGAAACTTTTAAAATTAAAAACGGACATATTAGATAAAAAATTGTCCATAACACAATAGCTACACCTATTTTTTTCTATATATCTATGTATTTATAGGATAAGAATAAGTTTATTTAACAATTTAATAAAATGGCAGAATACAAACCACTAGGTAGTGAAAAATTAAACGGGGACGACAAATTAAAAAGAATCCTTGAATTAACCTACTATAACAATAAGAAATCTACAACGTCATCTAAGGCGGAATTAGTGAAAGAATCTAAAACCGGCGGTATTTTTGGCATCGTTAAAGAGAAAGACGGGTATTATGTAAAAAGAGGTTTAAATGAATCATCACTTGATTATATCGGTGGAATGTTCATGAAAAACAAAAATAGATTTTCTTCATATGCGGAAGCATTTAAAAGATTGGACTTATTAAAAGGACAAGAAGAATTACAAGAGGCAACAAAATATGTTTTAAAACAAGCACCTAAACCATCACAAGATGAGGCTCCTATGGCTGACCCTTCAATGGATGCTCCTGAAGTACCCGCGGCTCCTGATGCTCAAGCACCAGAAGTACCTACAGATGCTGCTGGAGTTCCTGATATGGGTGACGCAACACCAGCTCCACAAATGGATGGTGATGCTACGGGTGGTGAAGAACCAAGTAAACGTTCCGATTACATGGCTGAAGTTCAAAAATACGCTGGTAAATTAGGACAAGAATTAAGAGATTTACATGATAGAATGGAAAGTGATGATATTAAGTATGTTCTTAATATGATTATTTCAGCTGTCGATTTAGAAAAATTATCTGATGAAGACATTGAAGAAATTGGTAAGAAATTTGAAAGAGATGAAGAAGATGGTGAGGAACAAATTCCATCAGGAGAAGAAACTCCAGCTGAAGAACCTACACCCGATACAGATTTAGGTGAAGAAGCAATGAATAAATTAGATGAATTTATAAATGCTCCAAATCTTGGTTCTGATTTAGATGAAGTTAGTTTAGACAGTTATTTACCAAAGGAAACTGACGAAGAGAAAGAAATAGATTTAGACGAAATAAAAAATAATATCAGCCAAGCTGTTGGTGAGACATTGAGCAAATATTTTAAATAATAAAATGCATCTTATATATGTCAATGAAATCGGAGAAGATTACAAGGGTCAAAAACAATACGAATTCGTATTCAGTGAGACCACTGAAATTGATATGGGTGAATGGTTTGTTATTCCTGCATCGTCTAACCAACAAACTAAATCTCCTGACATCGAATATGTTGATGTAGTTGGTTTACTAAAAAATACAGATTTACAATTAGAACTTATACAAAACTCCGATTATTTCGGAGTTATTGATGCTGTGGATGGTGTAATAGCAATGGCTTGGGAAAAATTTAACTTTGATAATGTTGAAGAAAGATTAACATTTAGGTTTGCCGAACCCATTGAAAGTGTTACAAAGAAACTAAAATCGAGAGGTTTTATATTATTAAAAGAAGAAATTAAAATCAAAAATATATGAAAAGAAATATAATTGTTGAGAAACTTATTAAAGAAGGTTTATCTGAAACAACTTTATCTAAATTAACTGACAAACAAATTGGTCAATTGGCTCAAAGAATGTTGGGAGAACAATCTCCAACATTGAACATTCCAAAAGATAAAAAAGATCAAGTTATTAAAGCACAACAGGGTAAACAAACTTTTGTTACATATGAAAGTGAAGGTCAGGTTAGTGAAAAGTTAAAAGGAAAACAAAAAAATATTGATAAAAACCACAACGGTAAAATTGATGCTGAGGATTTTAAAATTTTAAATAAAGAAAAACAACAAACCCCAAAAGAAACTAAAGAAGGTAATAAATTTAGTGGCGAATTGGCTAAAGCTAAATCACAACACAAAGATTCATTTGATGTTGATGGTAAAAAATATGACGTAAAAGAAGGTGATAATCACGATAAAAGAAAATATGAAGCAAAATCTTGGTTAGAAAAGAATAAAGAAGGTATGAAGGTCTGTAAAGAATGTGGTAAACCAAATTTAAAATGTAAGTGTAAAAAAGAAGAAGTAAAAGAAGGTGACATGGGTTTATCGTTAGAAAGTTCTAAATCAAGTTCTCCTAAAAAATGTCAACATTGTGATAAAGAAATGTCTAAATGTTCATGTGATGACAGCCATTTAGGTGAGGAGTTAAAAGGAAAACAAAAAAATATTGATAAAAACCACAACGGTAAAATTGATGCTGAGGATTTCAAAATATTAAAAGGTCAAAAGAAAGAAGTTAAAGAGTGGGTAAATAATTTGGCTGAAAGCAATTTATATCATAGTTTTACATCTAAAAACGAAATTATGGAACTTATTCAAACTAAATTAAATGAGTCTGAAACAATGACACATAAATTTGGACCTAAGGTTAATCAAGGTCACAACGGTATTCCTGAGTTTATGTCTTACGACGCAATAACATCTTCAGGTCCTGCTACTGCACCAACAAAACCAAAACCAACGACTAAACCAGGTACAAAGCCAGGTACGAAACCATCGACACCATACACTCCAAAACCAGGACCAAATCATAACCCTAAGGCTTTAGCGGAAAATAAATAAAGTAAAATGAAGTTTTCTAAAAAAAATTTACTATCTTTAATCCAAGAAAACATTAATGAAATGGCAATGGATTATGATACGCCCGATAGACCACATGATGATGTAACGGGAAAATTGGCAAGTGGAGAAACTCCATTAAAGAAATTACCTTTACCCACAACAGGTGAAGAACCAAACAAGAATTTCCAAGAAGTTTTAGCGTCTGAAAGATATAGACAAGTAGTTCAAAAAGTTAGACAATACACAGGTAATAATAGACCTATGAACGCAGATTCTAATATTGGACCTTTGGTTCAATCTATGATGTCCGCTCATAACAATATTGTTGCGGCTGAAAGAAATCATAGAGAAGAATTGGAACAATTGGCTGTTGAATTGGTAACAAAAGAAATGGGTATACCTGAAGGTGCTTTTCAATTTGATGTTAAAATAGTTGGTATGGGTGAAATTAATACTGATAATTTTAATAGAGAACAAAATCAAGATGAACCTCAAATGGGTGCTCCTGAAATAGAAAACACCGAACTTGAAGTTGAATTGTATAACGATTTAGAACAATTAAATTTAGAAAGAGCTAAAAGAAGATTTATCAATGCTATGATGCAAGGTGCTTCTAAAAAAGGACATTATATGTACCATTTAGTTCCTGATAGAATTAGACAAATAACAGGTTCAGACACCCTATTAAATGATTATGGTTTATTGATGTCAATTAACGATACGTTATATTGGCAAGTAAGTGATCAAATGATGCAAGGAATGATGGGTGGTGGTGGAATTGGCGGTAAAGAAGAAACAGATAGAAATACCAACCCTCCAACAATTAAAGTAAGAGCGGTGAATTTCCCAATTTGTGTTCATGAAATTATTAAAGGTATAATGGAAGTATTTTCATACCAAGGAGATTCTGAAGATGAAGAATTAAATCAACGTGTTTCTGAATTGGAAGATACTTTAGAAAAAGAAGTTTGGGATTTAAGATTAGGACCGGCTATTTGGGATAGAGTTCGTTCACAATTCCCTGATGATATTTTAACAGACGAAAATAAAGTTGAATTACAAAACTATTTGTTTGTTGAAATTATTAAACTTCCCGCTAAAAAGTTTTTAGTATTCATGAAGGAAGTGGTATCACAATCTCAAAATGGTAAAAGATTATTGGATGAATTAATGGGTAACATTTATAAAACATTTAATGACGAACCTATTGAAGATGATGTCTTTATGGATGATTTGGATAATCTTACCGATAATGAAAATGACGACGAATTAAAAGGATTTTTAAATAATTTAGGTATTGATTTACCTGACGGTTACGACGACGAAGATGAAGACGATGGAGGTGAACCAGTCTTAAGATAATACAAAAGGGAGTTTAACTCCCTTTTTTTTGTATTTATATATATGAGTTCAAAAATAGAGCAGTTAAAAGAATTGGCGAGGATTATGAAAGATACTCCTTACGCCTTAAGAACATACCTTCAAACATTTGACAATACACAGAAGAAATATGTCCCAATGGACTTGTTTGAGGACCAAATTCAATTGATTCAGGATTACGAGGATTATAATGAAAACATTACAAGAAAATATAGACAAGCCGGAGTTACTACGGTAACCGCAGCATGGTTGTCTAAAAAATTACAATTAGCCAAACCGGATAATCCTGAAAGGGTTCTACTTATCGCTAACAAACGTGATACTGCGGTAGAGATGGCTAATAAGGTTAGACATTTCATAGAGCAATGGCCTGATTGGATTAATGTTGGGTTTTCACCCGATAAAAATTCAGAGAGTAGATTTAGATTAAATAATGGTTGTGAGGTAAAGGCGGTTGCAACATCGGCGGATGCCTTACGTGGTTATACACCTACAATACTTGTTTTTGATGAGGCCGCATACATTGAAGCTGGAGATGATTTTTGGGCAGCATCTATGGCGTCATTGTCAACAGGTGGTAAGATTATCCTAATCTCCACCCCAAACGGTTATGACGCTATCTATTACGGTGTTTACGACCAAGCATTACGTGGTATTAATGATTTCCACATCACAGATTTAAGATGGTTTAAAGACCCTCGTTACACCAAAGATTTACGTTGGATTAAATGTCAAGATATCTGTCACTATATGTTGAATAGAGAACAATATAATGACGATGAGGTTGTTCTACACGATTTTGACATGAAAGAGTACAATAAACTAATTGAGGATGGTTATAAACCATTTTCTTCTTGGTTTGAATCTATGTCTAAAAAATTCAAATATGATAGACGTAAGATTGCTCAGGAGTTGGAGTGTGACTTTTTAGGTTCAGGAGATGGCGTTATACCTAGTGATATACAAGATCATATTGCTAAAAATCATATAAGGGTCCCTAAAGAAAAATACATGCAAGGTACTTTTTGGCAATGGAAGGAACCAATACAAGGACATCGTTACATTATGGGTGTGGATGTTAGTAGAGGTGACAGTGAGGATTATTCATCAATTAACATTGTTGATTTTGATGATAGAGAACAAGTTGTAGAGTACATAGGTAAGATACCACCAGACGATTTGGCTAATATTGCTTACAAATGGGGAATATTATATGACGCGTTTATTGTTATTGATATTACTGGTGGTATGGGAGTGGCAACATCAAGAAAATTACAAGAGTTAAATTATAAAAATTTATATATAGATGGAGTTAATACTCAAAACATTTGGGAGTATAATAAAAAGGCAATGGAGAAAATTCCAGGTTTAAATTTCAATAATAAAAGAACTCAAATTGTTGCGGCATTTGAAGAACAATTAAGAAAAGACTTTTTGGTTAGATCAAGTAGGTTATTAAATGAACTTAATACGTTTGTTTATATGAATGGAAGACCTGACCACATGAAGGGTGCTCATGATGATTCAATTATGAGTATGTCAATGGCTCTTTACGCCGGAGATATATGTTTCAATCAATTACAAAGAAATGATTCAAAAAATAAAGCAATGATTGAATCATGGGCATTGTCTGAAAGAACTTATGAACCTGAAAAAACATTATACTCATATGGTACATCTTTTGACCAAATAGGTTCAATGGGTATTGATAATAATTTAATATATCATAAAGACAATCCAACTAACATACCTAAAGAGGCTTATAAACAATATAATTGGTTATTTGGGAGGAGTAAATAACCTTTGAAATACTAATTTTTTAGTTTATATTATAAAGAAAAGTATTTATATACATGGCACAAAATCCAACTGTCTTTCAGAAATTAACTAGAATGTTCGGCTTTCCTGGCCAAGTACAACAGGGTAAGGCTCCTTCTTTTAATTTTAACAAAGATGAATTATTAAAAACAGATAGTAGAGAAGAATATGAAAAGGCCAAATTACAGGCTCAACAAAGTCAGTTTATTGCTGATAAATGGGCTAAATTAGACCAATCACTTTACAATCAATCGGTATATTATGAACCCAATAGATTAGCAGCATATTATGATTATGAATCTATGGAGTTTACTCCTGAAATTTCGGCCGCATTAGACATATATGCGGAAGAATCAACAACCATGTCTGAGAAAGGAGAAATCCTAACAATATATTCTGAATCGGATAGAATAGTAAAAATATTAACAGAATTGTTTCATCATAAGTTAGACATCAACACTAACCTACAAATGTGGGCTCGTGGTTTGTGTAAATACGGTGATGATTTTGTTTATCTTAAATTAGACCAAGAAAAGGGAATTGTTGGATGTCAACAATTACCAAATATTGAAATTGAAAGAATGGAAGGTGCTTCATCTAAAGTGATGAACCAAAGAGATACTAAAGTTCCAACAAGAGAGTTACGTTTTCAATGGAAGAATAAAGATTTGGAATTCCAAGCATGGGAAGTTGCTCATTTTAGATTATTAGGTGATGATAGAAAGTTACCTTACGGTACTTCTATGTTAGATAAGATTAGAAGAATTTGGAAACAACTTTTACTTGCTGAAGATGCTATGTTAATCTATAGAACTTCAAGAGCACCTGAAAGACGTGTATTCAAAATATTCGTAGGTAATATGGATGATAAAGATATCGAACCATACGTACAAAAAGTAGCAAATAAATTTAAGAGGCAACCAATATCAGACCCAACAAATGGTCAGGTGGATATGAGATATAATCAAATGGCGGTTGACCAAGATTATTTTGTACCTGTTCGTGACCCAGGTCAAACAATGCCAATTGAAACATTACCGGGAGCACAAAATCTTGGTGAGATTGCGGATATTGAATATATTCAAAAGAAAATGTTAGCGGCACTTCGTATACCTAAAGCATTTTTAGGTTTTGAAGAAGTTGTTGGTGATGGTAAGAATCTTGCCTTAATGGATATTCGTTTCGCAAGAACAATTAATAAAATTCAAAAATCATTAATACAAGAATTAAATAAAGTTGCCTTGATTCATTTATACCTTTTAGGTATGGAAGATGAATTAAATAACTTTACATTATCTTTAACTAATCCATCATCTCAATCTGATTTATTAAAGATTGAAATGTGGAAAGAAAAAATCACACTTTATAAAGACGCAACATCCGACCAATCACAAGTTGGTATTCTTCCCGTATCACATACATGGGCTAAAAAGAATATTCTTGGATTTAGTGATAATGAAGTGTTATTGGATTTACAACAACAACGTCTTGAAAGAGGTATTGGTGCTGAATTAACGGCAACACCTAATATTATTAAACGTTCAGGAGTATTTGATGAAGTGGATTCAAAGTATGGTATTCCTGAAGAAGAAAGAGAAAAACTTGAAGCGTCGGGAGCACTTAATGCGGGAACCGAAGGTGGAGCAATGGGTGGAATGGGAGGTGGAGGTTCGGTACCAGCAGCACCGCCGCCAGCAGGTGGTGAAGCAGGAGGAGAAGGTCCATTAAGTGAATCTAAAAAGAAAAAAAGAAATTTATCTGAAATTCTTGATGAAGATGTTATAGATTTTGCTAATGTTGTTGATATGAAAAAAGCACAAGATAGTATTTATGAAATGGAACTAAAATTAAAAGATATTTTAAACGATTAAGAAAATGAAAAAATTTGGAGTAATAAAAAGTAAATTATTAAATAAGTTAACGGAATCCTACGCTAATGAAAACAAAGCGGAAATTAAAGATATTTTAACAACAATTAAAGAAGACAAACATTTTAAAGAGATGTATTTGTTTTACGAAGAAATTGAAAACAAATTTATTGAGGATAAAGAAACCGCAAAATTATACGTTGAAGGTTTAAGTTTATATTTTGGTGAACCAATAGGAAATATTAACAAGTTTAATATGTTTTGTGAATCTTTAAATAATAAATTAGGTGATATTGAAATTAACACTAACGAATTATATGAGTCTTTAGATATGTTATCTGAAAAAGATTCATTATCAAATATTGAAAAGAAAGTTATAGCTAAAAAGAAATTAGTTGAACATTTAACAACCAAAAAAGAAATTACAGAATCTAAAGAAACTACTTTAGTCCCTAACGAAACATTATTAAATGCTGTTTTAGCAAACAATTTTAACGTATTATATTCTAACACATTATCAGAATCACAAAAAGAAGAATTGAAAAATATTCTATCTATACCTTATGAAGATTTAATCATAAAAACTGGTGAATTACAAGAATCTATAATTAATAAAGTATCAACACTTATAAGTGAATCTAAAGAAACGGATTTATCCAATAAATTAAAGGCGGTAAAGGATGAGGTAACTCAAATGTTCCCGTCGAGATACAACTACTACAGATTAAATGAATTAAAAAATGGACTTAACTAAGTCCATTTCTTTTTTGTTCTACATAAATAGCTTTTAATCTTTCACCACGCTTTTTTACGGAGGGTTTTACAAATTGTTGTCTTTCCCTTAATTTCTGAATTTGCTTTGTTTTCTGAACTTTACTTTTGTAAGTTCTTAAAGCACTCTCAATTGTTTTTTCTTTTGATAAATCAATTATAATCATATATAAATAAATATATTACAAATATACTAAAATATTTTTGGAATTCTAATTTTTTTTCTTTATTTTTTATAAAACACCATAAAATAAAAATAATATGAAAAATTAATGAAAATTGGTAAGTATATTCCTTTAGGAACGTACAACGATGTAAAAATGGGTTACGGTACCGTAGATTTTAAAAATCTTAAAACTATATATTTGAAACTTAATTCTTGGGTTCAGCCCGAAAATGAAACGGAGGATTTTAATTCTACCATACATAAATCAAGAAGAAAGATAAAAGAAATAATTTACAATTTAAAAACTTCCTACTTTAAACAACAATCTATAGTTGATTTAGATATAAGAACAAAAGGAATTAAGTTAGAAAAAAGGTCTTTTATGAATTTAGAAATCACATTATACGTCGACAAACAATTTGATGTTAAATCAAAAGAAGTCAAATCAATAATAAAAGATTTGATTGAAACAATTGTCGATAGTGGTTTATCTGACAAAAAGTTATTCAATTTTTACAAAAGCAAGAAATAACTTATATATTGATGTATTTATAGTAATAAAAACTATAAATGAAGGTATTAGGACCCAAAGAGACAGGACGTGGAATTTTAATTGAATACGACGCTGGTCATGTATCTCCAGACGATAATAAGCAAATCATACAGGAAATGAAGGATATGGACTTTTCTAAAGACCTTATCCTTTATGCTGTTTTACAAAAATACGACACTCCAAATAAGAACGGTAGAATATATCCCGAATTAATTCTTAAGAGAGAAAACGAAAAATATCAAAATGTTATTAGAAAAGGTGGTGCCTTAAATGAATTAAACCACCCTTCATCATCACTAATTGATTTAGATAGAGTTTCACACTCTATTCTTGAAACATGGTGGGATGGTAAGATGTTAATGGGTAAAATCAAATTATTCACTTCTCCTGGTTGGAAGAAAATGGGTATTGTTTCTACTAAAGGTGACCAAGCCGCTATGTTAATAATGAACGGAGCAACTCTTGGTATCTCTTCACGCGGTGTTGGTTCCCTTAAACAAGTTAAGGGAGAAAACGTAGTACAAGAGGATTTTGAATTGGTTTGTTTTGATTTAGTATCATCACCATCTACTCCTGGTGCTTATGTGTTTAGTGACCCATCTGATAGAGACCAATACCAAGAATCTATCGAACAAGAAAAACCCGTAATTGACGACAGAATGAAGAAATTAATGGGTAAACTAGATACTTTTTTATCTAAATAATAAATAAAATACCGATTATAATATTGAAATGGTGAATTTTTCCATTTTCACTACTATTTATAAGGTAATAAAAACAAAATTTTCCAAATGAGCGAAAAATCAATTTTAGAACAAGCGTTACTTCAAATTAATACACTTGAAGAAGCAGTTAAGCACAACGCAAAAGGTATACTTGCTTCAACAATGAAACAAGAACTAAGCGACTTGCTTAAAGAATCATTAGAAGATGAGGAAGACGTAACTTCTGACGAAGAAGGTACTGAACCTGAAGAAAAGGAAAAAGACGATATGTCAGGCGAAGAAGAAACAGCAGATGCTGAAACTTCTGACGATGAAAATGTAGACAACCTTGATAACAACGACGAGACAACTGACGACGAATCTATGGATTCTGAAGAAGGTGATGAAGAAGCTGAACCATCTTTCGGTGGATTTGGTGACGAATCTCCTGAATCAGAAGAAGGTAGTGAAGACGACGACGTTATGGATATGACAGGTGCTTCAGACGATGAAGTTCTTAAAGTATTCAAAGCTATGAAACCAGAAGATGGTATAGTAGTTAAAAAAGACGGAAACAAACTCGAAGTTAACGACGGTGATAACGAATATATCATCAAACTTGATGATGACGGTGAAGAAACGTCTATGGAAGAGGAATCACCTATGGATGAGGAATCATACATGGAAGAAGAATCACCTATGGAGGAAGAATCTTTATATGAAATCGAGTTAGATGAAGATGAAGATGCTCCGTTTGAAGATAAAGTTAATGAAGAAGCTTTACCTGGTCTTAAATCAGCTAAAAAAGTAGAACCAAAAGAGGAAGCTCTTCCTGGTTTAAAATCTGCTAAAAAAGTTGAACCTAAAGAAGAAGCTTTACCTGGTCTTAAATCAGCTAAAAAAGTAGAACCAAAAGAGGAAGCTCTTCCTGGTTTAAAATCTGCTAAAAAAGTTGAACCTAAAGAAGAGGTTGAAGTAGGTGAAGAAGAATTCACTGAGGCTAGAAGAACTAAATCTAACATACACGGGGATAAAGGTGGACAAGATAGAGCTGGTTTAAAATCTAAAAAGATGTATAAAGCAGGTTCTGGGTCTATCAATGAAGAAGTTGAAACTTTGAAAAAACAAAATGCTGAATATAAAAAGGCGTTAGTATTATTCAAAGATAAATTAAACGAAGTTGCTGTATTCAACGCAAACTTAGCTTACGCTACACGTTTGTTCACTGAACACTCAACTACAAAACAAGAGAAATTGAATATATTAAAGAGATTTGATACAGTTTCTACACTAAATGAGTCTAAGGGCTTATATAGTTCAATCGCATCTGAATTAAGTAATAAAACAACAGTAACTGAATCAGTAGCGACTAAAATCTCTAACACTCCATCAAGTTCTTCAACTGAGGTATTATCTGAAGCTAAGGCTTACGAAAATCCTCAATTCAAAAGAATGAAAGATTTAATGGGTAAAATAAAATAAACTAAAAACAAAAATACAATTTTAAAATGGGAGCATTATTAGAATCAGGTATGGTAGGAAACATTGGTCTTAAGCACTTACGTGTGATCAAAGAAGATACCATCAAAAAATGGGACGAACTAGGATTCTTAGAAGGTCTAGAAGGTCACCAAAAAGATAACATCGCGCAATTATATGAAAACCAAGCGTCACACTTAATCAATGAAGCAGCTGTAGCTGATTCATCTGGTTCTTTTGAGACAGTGGTATTCCCTATCATTCGTCGTGTATTCTCTAAATTATTAGCTAACGACATCGTGTCTGTACAAGCTATGAACTTACCAATCGGTAAATTATTCTTCTTCATTCCTAAAATTCAGGAAAGAGGAGCTGGTAACTCACATTACCATCCTTATGGTTTCCCTGATACAAACACAGATCCAAACACTGGATATACTGGTACAAATCTTTATGACAGATTCTACGAGAATGATGGTGGAGACGGAAACGATCCAGCAACAGGTCTTTTTGATTACTCTAAAGGACAATTCTCTGCTGTAACTTTAAGTCCAGCAAATATCGTTACATTCGCTAACGGTGTTACTTCAAACGTAACTTTATCTTCTATCACAGGTACTGCACAATCTTCAGTTATTCTTAAGATTACAGGTTTCACTAAAGATGGTGAAGGTAAATTAATCGGACCAAACGGTAACGCAATGGATACTGAAGAATTTTTAGCTTCTGCTACAGTTACATTAACTGGAGCATCTAAAAACTTCAACGTTGTTACTCAAAAATACGGTAAAGGTATTGTTGAATACGGTTCTAAACAAACAACTGCTAACTACCCTTCAGGTAGATATTATCAAGATACAGTAGACCAAGAAGGTACAATGTATATCTCTGTAGATTTACAAAACTACTCATCAACTGCTGGTTTCTCTAACCCAACTTTAGGTAACATCGCTTTATCTGATTTCGTTTTATCTTATCGTGTTTATGACACTTTAGAATTCGAAGATCAAATTGGTGAGGTATCTTTTGATTTACAATCAGTAACAGTTTCTGTAACTGAAAGAAAATTAAGAGCTACATGGTCTCCTGAATTGGCTCAAGACGTTAGTGCGTTCCACAACATCGATGCTGAAGCTGAATTAACAGCTTTATTATCAGAGCAAATTGCTGCTGAAGTTGACCGTGAAATCTTACGTGACTTACGTAAAGGTGCTGCTTGGACGGCTAAATGGGATTACAACGAATGGAAATATGGTGGAACAGGTGGTGCAACTTTACAAGGTTACACACAAAAAGATTGGAACCAAACATTGGTTACAAAAATCAACCAAATTTCTGCTCAAATCCACAAAACTACTTTAAGAGGTGGTGCTAACTGGGTTGTAGTTTCTTCAGAAGTTTCTGCTGTATTTGATGACTTGGAATATTTCCACGTTTCAAACGCACAACCAGAACAAGATCAATACAACATGGGTATTGAGAAAATCGGTACATTAGGTGGAAGATACCAAGTTTACCGTGATCCTTACTTCCCTGCTAACAAAATCTTGATTGGACATAAAGGTAAATCATTATTGGACGCTGGTTACATCTACGCTCCATATGTACCTTTACAATTAACTCCAACAATGTATAACCCTTTCACAATGACTCCTATCAAAGGTATCATGACTCGTTACGCAAAGAAAATGGTGAACAACCGTTACTTTGGTGTAATTACAGCAAAAGGTATTACTACATTCGGTTTGGATACTTTAAGATAATCTTAGGATTCATCATAGAAAAAACCCTCGAGAAATCGGGGGTTTTTTATTTTGGTTAATTCAAAAATACTTTGTATATTTGTCCTATGGAATACGAAAACCTACGATTGGACGTTTTAACCAAACTTATTGATGAGAGGGGAATTACATGTAAAAATAAGAAAGATGTAATGATTGAACACCTCAAAATGGATGATGAGGGTAAGTATGTACGTGAAACTACGTACGAAAAGTATGAAGGTCGTTATTTGGTGGGTATAGACCTTAAAAATACCTCCCATTTATTACAGATGGGTAAGTTAGTGGAAAAGAAAGAGGCGTCCCCTAAAGGTCTGTATGCGTCAGATAGAATATACTTTGTATCTAGTCAAAAATTAATTTAATTACCAAGTTCTACAAGCCCAATAACGAGGTTTCCAACGTGGACCAGGATTTTCACAATGATGTCTTGCTCTGAATGATTTACGTCTTGCTGGGTTATTTTTTTTAATTTTCATAACCTTTCCGTGAGCGGATTTACCACCAAAACCAAAGTTAACCTTAACGACTTTACCTTTGTCGTTTTTAACATATACTTTAAATTTCTTAATGTCACCTTGCATTATTTTACCTAATTGAACCTTACGTCCTTGGTATTCGGCTTCATTAATTAAACCAACTTCTTCAAAATCTGTGGTTTCAACTGAACCATGTTCGTCTTGATATTCAAATAATCTATCAAATTGTTCTTCAGAAACTTCCATTACTTTAATTTTTTCCATTATTAAATTAGTTAATTTAATAATTTGACTTTCATTAATACTTTCGTCATAATGAGTCATTTTTGGTGAGTTACCTGTACCACTTTTAGGGTGATTTTTTTCTGCGTTTCTTTTTTGATTAGTCATTGCTTTTTTTTCTTTTTTATTGTATGAAGAAGCCACTTTAGGTGTTTCTTTTGAAACTTTTTTTGAAGGTCTACATTTAGGGTAACTACCGTCTTTGGCTTGTTTTCTTCCACATGGAGGATGTTTACCATTAACTTTTTTACTTACATCAACCCATTTTTCTTTAAACCATCTTCTTAAATCTTCTTTAAGAACTTCACCTGAATTTATTGATTCCTCAATATATTGTTTATCTTCTTCACTAACAATTATTTTCATATTATTTACATTTTCTCCAACCACCACCTTTAGCTTTATAGTTTTTTGCTGCCCAACCATTCGCATAAGCTGAGGGGTAAACTTTAAATTTAGATTTAGCGGCAGCTTTAGATGCTGCCCATTTACCTGGGTCTGTAGGACAATTTTTACTTTCGTCTATTTCCATAGATTCATACATTTCCTTTTCTTCATTTTTAGGTTTTTTACCTAATTTCTTCATATTAATCGCGATAGCGGCTTGTTGAGCAGGACTTGAAGCTTCTTTAACTGGTACACAGTTAGGAACTCTTTTACCATTTTTCATTTTACCACCAACGGCCTTATACCCCTCCCAACATTTTTCAGTTATTAAATTTTCATTAATAAGATTGGAAACTACTTTTTTTAATTGTTCTTCGGTTAATTTAATAATTTGTGCCATAATATATAAATATTTTTATTTTTCAGAAACAATTTCAAAACTTATTGATTCTTTATAGAAAATTTCTTCTGTATGTGTTTTACCCTTAATTTCCATATAATACTGTCTTGGTATAAAATACGAAGTATCTAAATGGAACGAATTTTCATTGGTTTTATCAATTTTAGTCCAATCATGAATAATAACTTGAGTTCTACCTTCCTCGACATAAATTCGATAAAACACCTCATCAAATAATATTGTTTTTGGAGCGTCTATTGACCTAAATGTAACTACAACTTTTCTAATTTCACCTCTTTTAATTTTTTCAAGTTGTTTAATACCAAAATATTGTATAGAGTATCTTTGTAATTCAGTTGGGTTTTCACCAATTGTAAATTCAGATGAAAATGGTTTTGGTATAAATTTTTGAATAACGTTTGAGATTGGAATTCCATTTACAGATAAATTTTTCCATTTGTCATGAAAAAATCTTTTACCGTCACACGTTACTCCATCTAATCCAAATGTAACTTTATAAATTCCTTTTTTAACATGAGTAGATGTTAATCCTGATAAACCCGGTATTACTTGACCTAAAGAATCTGTAATATCTACTGTAGGTAAATTATCTAAATTATAATAATTTGTACCTTTTGTGATATACAAATATAAATTTTGATTAATTTTTTCGGTAAAACTTTGTCTATCATCACTTATGATATCGTCAAAATTTGACTCAACATAAGGTTCAAAAAATGTTTGTGTGTATTTTGTAAAAAACGCTACACTTTGGTCAGACGCCGGTTTTAAATCTTGATATAATAAAGCGAACGCAATACCTAATCCGTGGTCTGTAGTTCCCGATAAAACTCCATTTACATAATTGGTAACATCGAAATCAATATCTTCATTACCATTGTCCATGTGAATTTCAGAACCTGAATATCCTGTAATAATAGTCGGAGTAGTATCATAAACACCCGATGTTGTCCATTCATTTAAGGTTGTTCTATAAAACCAATTTGAGGCTCTTTCGTCGTATGTTAAATTACCAATTGAAAAATCATATACTGGATTTTTATAATCAAACCCAACACCCTCATCCCAAAATTCGGGTATTCTAAAAACAATTAAATCAAGTGAATTAGTTCTAAAACCACCATTTGGGGAGTCTCCACCTCTAAAGCTTTCATCACCAAAAATTGTATTTGTTAAATGTAATGTATGTCTTGTATTTGAATTTACAACTAAATCTCCATTATTAACCTTTTCTTTTAAAGTATTAAAATCAACTTTAAATAAAAACTTGGAAAAAGTTGAACCATATACTAATTCAGTATTTGGGTTTTTGGCTGTATTAACAGAAGAATCCTTTAATAAAGTATTATTCTTTTCAAAATATGAACGGAAATATGACATCTTTTTTATTTATAAATATCCAATTAGTTCATTCTAATTGACTTATTTAACATGTCATTCTCCAAATTTGAAATTTTAGTCATTAATTCAATATAATTTGGGTCTTCTTGAATTAACGGGCTCTCTAATAAATGTATATGACTAGCGAATAAGTTAGCCATTGTGTATAAGACATCTAATAAAACCTCACCTCTAACTAACGCGTAACTATTTGGGTCTATATCCTCCAAGTAGTTTTCTTGTGATAAATCGTAACTACCTAATTTTTTAAAGTCTATTGGTTTCTTATTTCCATATTTTGGTGCTGGTTCGTCTGTAGATAGAATATATAATTTGTCTGTTTTAAGTAAACCAAAAGATTGTTCTTCACCCTCTGCCTGATTTTTTAAATAAGTTTGTGTCCTCTTAACTTTTTTAGGTTTTACCTCAATTGACTGTGATGAAAAAATTAACCCACTTTGTACTATCCCTTTTGCTGGTGTGACTCCACTAAAAATAGTTTGTCTATTTGTAGTTTGTTCGTCAGTTAATTCTCTTGTAATACACTCTTTTGTGGGTCTAAAATAAAAAGGATGTAAATCTATTTCTGAATTTGGTAATATTTTTTTACTATCTTTAAAACTTTGATATCCACCTCCGTCTTTGTATAATAACTCAGTAGTAAAATTATCATATATTGATTTTAAATTTAAATCTGAATGTATAGTTTTAACGACATTTCTAATTATTTTAGGAATACCTTCAAAATCTTGGGATGTTAATGAAAATGTAGGATTAGTATCGTTATTGATATTATTTAAAATTGTTTGTCCCGATAAAATATCTACATTGGCGAGATTTGTATTGTCAGTTTTATATAAATTTTCACCATAATGATGTTTAGTTGTTTTATCTAATTCTTTTATAGTGTAAACATAAAAATCAATTGTTGATCCACTACCACCAAAATCTTCTATTGAATATTCAATAATTGAAGTTAATGGTTTAGAATCTAAAACATCTACCTCCACGGTTTCGGTAATTTTAGTAGTTTTCTTGTCAAATTTTTTAAGATGAATTGTTGAACTTTTATCAGCCAAAATTGGTTGAGTGGTTAATTTTTGTTTTTCTTTTTTTGAAGCGGCTTTTTTAGATTTTAATTTACCACCTCTCATTATTAAACCATTTTCAGTAAAAATAACATCTGAACCGTATTTTCCATAAACACCATAATCTGTATGTTTAGCAAAGGCCCCATCATTTTCTTTTAATTCATCAACACCCTTTTTGTTAATATCTGGACTGTGTTTTGCGGCTATACCATATGTTGTATTTTCTACTTGGGCTGAATGTGTTTGTGAATTATAATCATGCATGGTGGTGAATGGACCGGCAATATATTCTACGTTATCAAACTCTTTATCGGTGTTATATTCAATAAGTTTTACTGTTTGACCAATTTCAGGTATAAAATTAATATTTGTCGGTAAAAAAGGACTAGCGGTAAATAAATCTTTATCGTCCCATGAGTCATAATCGACAGCCTTTTCTTGTTCCCCTGTGTATGAACTGTATCTTACGCAACGAATTCTACCCATGTGTTTTGGGTCTATATTATCGACACATATCGCAATATCAATTAGTTTCATTAGTTAATTTTTCTTTTACCAATTTCGTTATTTACTTTATCATATAATTCTTCAATAGATTCTAAATGTCTTGTTAAATCTATTATTAAATCTTTTGTTTTTCCATGTTCACTATATAACTCACCCAACGCACTAATTAAATCTTTATTTGATTTATTTTTTACATCGGTTGCTATTTCAATTATTTTATTCTTTTCCATATTAATGTGATATACCAAATGATGGACCCGCTAAAGGATTTAAACCATATACCGATACTTTAGCATTAGTATCATGTTCCTTAGTGTGACCGTCTATTATTCCTTTTACCATTCCACCAATTTTACTTGGTACTCCAAATTTAGGACCAGTATCAATACCACTACTCTTTATTTCTTCCATGGCATTCATATGTGCTCTATCGGCACTATATCCATCTCTACTTGCCGCTAATAATAATAACGGAGACGGAATAGGTATTGACCCACCACCCATTAAAGCAAAATCTATAGCTTTATTAATAGCGTTAAATAACGCATCACAATTATCAAAATCACCTATACTTTGTAAAAGTTTATTTAATAAACTTATTAAAGATGAAATAATTAAAACATATTTTGCTACTTTATTTTTTATAATTCTAGAAGCTAACAATAATAAAAATTCACTTAAATCTTTTTTAATTCTTTTCCACGCTTCAGATAAAAATTTCCATTGTAGTTTTTCTAAAATCAATTTAAATAATTTATTTAATTTACTCATTAATTCTTTAACTTGGGTCACGGCATTTCCACCAAAAGACACTAATTGTTTATAAATAATAACAATTGGTAAGAAATATTTTGGAGCTAAAACAGTACCCATTAAAGCTTTAGGTAAATTTAAAATAAAGGAATTTAATAATGATAAATGAAAATTATCTACCGGTATAGTATCGTTTGTTTGATTATGAGCATCTGCCGCAGCGTTGTATAATGTTTTTGAAACTCTATCATTTATGTTTTTATTTGAAAAGTAAACAAAATCTTCAAAATGAGTCGGGTTTATTGGAATTTTAAAATCGTTACAATCTCTAAATTTTAACACCTTATCTAATCTATTTGCTTCATCATCTAAATCAATTCCTTCGGTATCGTTAAAATCAAAATAAAATTCAGGTTCTTCATCATTTTCATTAAATTGTTGATTTGAATTTTGTTTTAATCCTGTATTTGGATTACCACAAAAACCACAAATTTTTGCCAACAACCTGTTTAAATCGTTAATACCAACATCAAATAAAGGTGGTTCGGTACCGTCACCTTTTAAAACCATTAACATTGCTGTATTAACAACATTATTATAATCAACAAAATGTATATTACTATAATAATCACTAATAAATTCTCTTACTTGAGTTGGAGCACTTAAAGGATTTACACCTTGTAATCCACTAACATTATACTGTTGGTTCCCTTGATCCCAATTTAAACTAAATAAAGTTTTTCCATCATTAGTTTTTATTGTTTGACTTGAACTAAAACCACTATATAAAATACTATTCATTTTAATTTTATCAGGATTCGTTGTTGAATCTTCATATAAAATTTTTCCGGTATTTGAAGTTGGGTTTACTGTTAATATGTTTAAAAAATCAAACTCAGACGGTTTTAAAGTTATAGTATCTCCAGTGAATGATTTTTGTGAACCACAAATACCATCTCCCGCAAATAAAACTTGTGATACGGAATCTAAAATTATTGTTTTAGAACTTTTAACAGTTTCTCTAATTGATTCTTCAGCAATTTGTCTTAATCTTTGTTTCGAAAATGCTTTATTGGTAATGTCAATATTTGTTTTTTTAGCCACACCTAAAAATCCTTCAACAGTATCAATTAACTGTGAAAAGACATCATTATGGGTTTCTTTTTTACTACCTTTTTTAGGTATAAAACTGTCAAATGTTTTCGCCCCAAATGGTTTAAAAGATGATACCCCCGAAACTAATTTATCTCTTTGTGAGTCTAAAAAATTTTGAGGTTCGCTGCTAATATTTTTAACAACATCAATTTTTGATTTGACATTTTTTTTTAGTTCATTTAAATTTGCCTTTTTAATTGATATTTTTCTTTTTTACCGTCGTCAGTATCATTAACCAATCTATCTAAAATCTCACGGTCTTCGTCAGATAAAGTTAATTTACCCATAGAACCTCCTCCATTAGAACCGCCGGTGGTTTGTTTAAGTAAAACACTTTGTAATTTAACTAATGAAATTTTCTTTTCTGTACAATCATTTAAGATTTTTTGTTGTTCCTTAATAACGGGACCAATAGTACTCATATCTTCAGCATCCTTCATAAAACTCATCATTTTTCTCAAAATGGTGGATGCTGTGTTTCTATTTTCAACGACATCGTTATAAATTTCCTGCATTAAAGCTAAGGCTGAATCAACATCTAAAGTAATATTGTTTCTTTGTGTTCTCATATCAATAAATAGATTTATTCTAAAAATCCTGTCAAAATTCCATTATACATCTTTTTAAAACGTTTTAATGAAATCCTAATTTCTTTGGTTGATAGTGAGGTCATTTCTCTTAAAGAGAGTAAAATGAGGTTTTTGTTGAATTTGTTACCGTCCCCCACTTGAAATATTTTATCTATGTTAGTAAAAATCTCTAATAGTGCGTACCCTAATTTTTGTTCATTTTCACTTAAAGTTTCCTTCTCAATGAAATCCTCCAAACTTATGGTAAGTTTAATAATAACGTCTCTATAGTCAATAATATGTTCGTCAATGACGTAAGATAAGTCTTTCCTATCTTCAATATCTGAAGAAATATCATCATAAGATACTTGTCTATTTTGTTCTTTGGTATCCTTCTGTATTGCTCCCATAAGGTAGTTTTTACAGATTGTACCAAAATACGAATAAGCTTTAGTATTCTTTGTATGGTCAAACTTACTAATTTTGGTTATTAAAAAAGACATTGTGTCGGTATGAATTTCTTCAAATTCCATGTCTTTTCTATAGAGTTTATAACGGCGAATAATTGATTCAACCATAATAATTAATGGTTCTCTTAAAAACTCATTGAATATTTTATTTCTTTCGTCTTCGTCGGTACTTTCTAAGTACTTAACGACGGCTTTTTCTTGATCCTCACCAAAGTATATCTTTTGGGTTCGTTTTCTCGGCATTAAGCTTCGGTATAAGTTACATCTCGTTTATTTTTGAAAAAGAATTCTTTTTTCGCAGTGTCCAACCAAAATTTCACTTCTTTTTCTGACAAGAGAGATTTTTCGTCATTTTTATAAGACCAGAATAGTGAGTTTTCTCTAAAATTAACATGTTGGTACCCAACACGAGGAACAGTCATAACTTTAACACCATTATGTGTCATTCTTAAAAAGAATTCATATGTAAATGTTAATTTGATATTTTCTTTAAAACCACCATTTTCTTTAATTACATTAGTTCTATATAATCCACCACTAGTTTGGTAATTTTGGAATTCTAATAATACTTCATTATCAACGTATCCTTGTATATCAGAAAATCCATATGCCCAAGATGCTTCATTTGTAAAACTTATAAATTTACCTTCACTGTTTATATCTTTTATAATTGGTAAAAAGATATCAGTGTCTGGATAAATTTTAACATATTCATTTATTGACTTTAACCATATTGGTTTGTACACGTCATCAAT